GTGCGGATTGTCTTTGACGTAATTTTTCGATAATAATTGTTCCTGCATAATCTGTTAAAGAACGAGATGCGGTAAATCCATCATGGCTTACTAAGAACTCTTGCCATTGATACAAAGCATCATGGACAAGTAAATTCGCATCATATCTATAATCAACCGTGATAGGTGAATATTCTCTATCCCCTCTAAAGTTTATTGGTTTCCCCCCTGAATTGAGAGTAATACTCCCTATTGAACTTTCAGGATCACTTACACTTTTAGCAACAATAGATAATCTATCGACTTCCGATAAAGATATTCCTAAAATTGGAGGCGGATTAACAATAACCCTAAATTGATTCTGACGGGATACATCTCCCCCCAAAGCATTTTTTAATTTACTGATTGACATTATACTTTTCCTTCATTAATTGTTAAGTTTACACCTTGACCTTTTACAGCTATGAAATTTAATGTTATATAGCGAATACTATTAATGGGAACAATGTATATATTTCCTACATATTCATTGGGGTCACTTGTTACGCCTTTTGAAATACGTCCTACCGATATAATTCTTTTTTGAACTTGGTCTTTTAGGAAAGCATCAATATCTTGTCTAAATAATAAATCTGTCAAAGCATCATTTTTTTCAAAAAGATAATTTTCAGCATAATCAGTAATTGCTCTATTTAGGGTGATAAAGGTTGAAACAACTGCTGTTTGATCAAAAGCGGATTCTCTCTCAAGTAATGTTTTATCCCCATTTAAATAAATTCCTTTACCAATAACAGAAACAACTGGATTACAACGAGCATCAATTAAAGCCCCTTGATCCGCATCTGTTGGATCATAGTTTAAATCTACAAGGTTAGAATATTGTCCTCTTTTTGTACCAGCATTTGACGAAGCCACATCAGCAAATCTATATGTATATGCGAATGTTGAAGCTAAGTTACCCGAACCAGGAATTGTAACATTAACACCCCCATTATATTTATCAAAAACCTTAACGGATGATGAATCCCCCGTTGCGAATTTTGATGGTGTCAAAGCGTTATAAAATTCCACAACATTTGCTTTTGCTGTTACCTTATCTACGTTTAAAGTATCCTCAATAGGAGGTGATAAACATAAGATAAAGTCTTTTTTAACTTCAGCTTTTGCTATTAAGAAATTTGCTAAAGTAACACCGTCTTCACCATTTGGTAATCTAGGAGCAACAACAATATCCGCTCTATTTAACTTATCATCAATAAGTTTAGTATAAGCTGTTTGATATTCCCCAACAGTAACAGTATCAGTATTAACACCACCCCCTAAAGTATTTGTAATTGCAGATGTTACAACAGTAAAGGTATTGCCGTTAGCTAATTCTCCTGCGTCTGACAATGTATTTGGATGATCCAACCAATAAATGTAATTTGATTTATTATTAATAACACTCTTATAATATATTGTTTCCCCATCAGTACCTAGTGCGTTCGATGCTTGCGATACAAATGAAAATCTTTCTAAAACTGTATCGGGTGTACCTGATATATCGCCAGTAACATCAACAACTACGATGTGCATCTCGTCCAATGTACCCCCTCGAGTATTTGCATACGCTGAAGTTGTTGGAACGGATTTAAACGATGTTTTATAAGCCCACGCATTAAACGCAGTTACGTTAGCGGGGCAAATTGATACTTTTAAAGAATTACCCCAAGAACCTGCTGTTCTTGCTACCCAAGACCCAACAGAAGCTTGACCCTCAGAATAAGCATCATCATATTGTTTACGATTTTTAATTAATAACCCTGTACCATCAGCAGTAGCGTTTTTAGATCCTATCGTTGGTACTCTTAAAACCTTTAAATTATTTGATGTAATTAAACATTGTTGTGCTAAGAAGAACGATACACGATTGTCCTTATTAGGCACACCAAAAATTGTTTCTAATTCCCCAATATTGGTAATAGTTACAACTTGATCCATTACCCCTTTACTGAAAGCCCCTGCAAATGAAAGTGCTGATGGACTTGAAGCCCTGATGTATGTGGTAAAATCTTGAAAATTAGACGTTACCCCGTATTTATTAGTCATGTAAATTCCTTACTTATTGTTTATACATTAATTAGATAGATCGACATTTAAGCCATCTCTTTGTATTTTTAATTCCATAGTATAGCTACCCTCAAAGTTATGTCTTATTGATGCAATTAAATATTTTCCTGAAAAATAATTATCTATTAGGGAATTATCTTCATTATAGTTTCCCGATGGAACTTCTAAATTTATAATATCCCCACTGCTTAAATCTAAATCACCATGTAGTTTTATGAGATGTGTAATATGTTCCGCCTGTGCTAAATAACTATTCTTTACTTTATTATGAATATACCCCTTACCATTTAAAGGCATATTTTTAGATATACTGTTATTAGTTATACTATCTAATTCACACGCCCTTGCATAAGTATTAAGGGCTTTTGAATCAATTAAAAACTTATCAGTAAATGACGTATAATCCGAAATATAATTAATTGGGTCTTGCTGTTTACAATCATATATTGTTTCAGTATAAGTTTTTGTTGAATAATCATAGTTTTTAGATACGGAAGCAAAAGCTCCACCCAATGCCTGCTCTATCTTTGACATCTTTAAATTTGAACTGAATTGTAATACAGACGTTATTTCTTGTAGGAATTTTAAATCTTCTTCTTCCACAGAATTATTATCTGTATAGACAGAAACACTATATGTTCTATCTTTATATGGCTGTTGTTCAATTATTTCACTATATCCTTTAATCTTAACGCCTTTTAAGGTTTCCCATGCTAACAAAGGTGAAAGATTGGAATCACATGACGTTTTCAAGATATGACTTATCGCAATTAAAGGACTTAAATTTGGTACTATATAGTCATAAATATTATTGGCGTTTTTAGTAGCGTCTATCTTAGCCTCGTCATACTTTAAATTATTTATCAATATGCTTTTTATCATATCTGATGGTGTTCCATTGATATGTTTTGATAAAGATGTAATTGCACTGATAAAGGCGTGTTCTGTTATTCCTGTTATATTAAATGCTTGATATTTCCTTGTTCCTGATTTACCAAATAGAGGGTAATCGACAATTACAAACACTAAATCTATTTCATTATTTGTTTGTGTATGTTTGTCAAATTTACTAATTTTTATTTTAATCTTTTCATTACCTGACAATTTAAATTTTTCTATAATATTCACACCATCAACGATAGTCATATCTAAAGTAACACCAATAAAATATATAGATTCAGTTATGGAAAATTTAGTAACAAGATTGGATATTTCAATACCTCTAGCCTCTCGCTCTATATCAGAATTATATGAGTATAGGGTTATCTCATTTACCTCATATCCGTTCGCTCTACCTAATGTTGACGATACCATTAACTACCCAACAATCTTTTATATTCTTTAACAAATTCAGTTATGTACTGGGGGGATATTATTTTTATGGTCTTTTTTAAATCATTTTCTTCTTGTAATTTTTGGTAATATGATATGGGTGTTAAATTTGCATTTGTTACACCTCCTCTAAAGAATAATTGATTGGTAACTGCATTACCCCCAACATCTCTATATTCACATGGTGCTTCATATAACTTATACACCTCATAACTAATGATAAAATCCCCCGTGTTATTACCCGTTATGATTTCATTTGGGAAAAAGTTTCCATCTACATTAGTTATTCTTAATTGTTGTAAAGCAGGATCAACATCAACAATATTACCTGTAGCCCCCGATATATTACCCCTAACAGGCTCTTTATTTTTTACGTCAAAATTACTCACTACTGTATTATCAACCCTAATCAATATTCCATCGGGGTCTAATACGATTCTTGGACGCATATTAACAACAGTATCCATCATATATAATTTAACAAATTCTTGTAGCTTTTGTCGTGACATAGCCCAATTAGAATATGAATTTTTTAAAAAATCATTTACTATGAAAAATGTCCAATAATAATCTGGACTGCCGTATATTTTATTCGATACAATATCAGGTCTTTCCCCATCCATAATTGTATATTTTGTATATGACAAATAATTGTTTATGAACTTATCGGGTATTTTTGCATACTTAAACGTATTTTTTATTTGATACGTTGAACCGTCTTCAAATAAGTCTATATCAGTGTTTGGAAATGTTGTAAAGAATACCATTAATTAAAAACCGTTCCTGTAGGTATATTACCAAGACCTATATTGCTAAAAACATCATCAGAACTACGAGCTAACAATCTACCCTCCTTAGTAAGAGCATTACCATATTCATCAAGGGTATGAGAAGCATCTTTCAACCATGGAAGTATTTTATCTAAATTTAAATCGTCAGCACTGTTTAAAGTTGCTCTTCTTTTACTGAACTGCTTTCTTTCAGTATCACTATTTAATCTATTAATGGTTTCTTTTGTATTTACTGCAATCTCTTTAAAAGAAACACTTATATCAATAACAGTCGGAAAACCATTTTCAAAAAATACGTTTGTTCCTGCATTATATTTATGACTGAAGTTTGTTATAACACATTTATTGATTGCAGGTAGCTTGTCGTTTGGACTTGATCCGTCATAAAATGTTATAATAGCCTCACTTGGATATTCCCATAAATATTTACTTTTTGCACCAGGGTGAGCATGACTTTCAAAAGCTTGAACGATAGCCATAGCATTTGCAGAATCTAAAAAACTCTTTGGTGCTAATCTGAAACTGAATGTAAAGCCTCTAAGACCAACGTCTTGAAAGTATAATTCCGTATTGGGATTTAATGCAATACCCTGATTTCTCAGCTCTCTGCGTGCAACATCTCTCAATGGACTTAAAATGCCATTGTCTATTTTTAAGGTACTCATTAAAGCGGAAGCCATTGCTAATTGTGTGGATAGCCCACCCTCTTTAGTGGATGAACTATTAACTGTACCGCTCCAAACACTTTTAGCAGTATTTTTTAAAGCTTCCGTTACGTCACCCCCACTACTTGACAATTCCTCTTTGAATGTATCATAAACACCCTCAATTAATCCCAATGATATATCATTATATTTAATACTCGTTGAAAATGATAGATCTACAGGGGTTGGTAATACAATTATATCTTCGGTTTTTTCCGTACCCAATCTTATTTGTACCCAAGATTTAGTATAAGAGTTACCTGACTTATCGTCATCAACCCTTAAATCCGCAGGAAACCTTATTGTATTTGCACCAGATGTATTTTTGTCTTCCATATCATAATTAGCAAATCTAATTATTTTATGAGAGGTAAGAGCTTCAGTAACAGTTATAGTGGGTTTTATACACCACAATTTCCTGAAAAATGGTTAAATCCTGACAAAATACAATACCTCTCTTTATGGGAAAGGAGAACCTTTAAGTTCTTGGAAAATCACCCCAACGTATCAAAAATAGGATACGAAACCATAAAAATACCTTACTACGATGCAATAGAAAATAAAGACAGAATGTACTTTATGGACTTGGAAGTACACTTCAAAAGTGGTAAGAAATACTTGATAG